CTGCCTCCGGCGTGGGCGCTCACTTCCGCGCTCGCAAGACCGGCGACAATGCGTACACCGTCTACCGCATCGCCTAAACCAAAGCCGCCCTACGTCATTGTGGCGTAGGGCGATTTGTTTTTATCGGGAATTTCATGCAAATCTACCTTCGGCATCCGGTCCACGGGACCAAAATTGCTACGCTTGAGATGGAAGTTGAACACGACAAAAAGCTCGGTTGGTCGGTGTACGACCCTGAAGCCTTTATCGAACCCGAAGTTTCTGCTAATAGTCTAGAAGTGAAGAGACGCGGACGACCTCCGCTAAACGCAGGGGCCTAATATGACCACGGCAGGCGAACTGATAAACGGCGCTTTGCGGCTGATCGGTATGCTTGCCGAAGGTGAAACCCCTTCTGCTGCCACATCTCAAGATGCCCTTACGGCCATGAACCAGATGATTGATTCGTGGAACACTGAGCGGCTGTCGGTCTTCTCAACGCAAGATCAAATCTTTATCTGGCCCAACAATCAGGTGCATCGCACGCTTGGCCCTACGGGCGACTTTGCGGGCAATCGTCCAGTTCAACTTGATGACTCGACCTACTTCAAAGACCCAACCACTGGGATCTCGTATGGCATCAAGATCATCAATCAGCAGCAGTACGACGGTATTGCCGTTAAGTCCGTAACCAGCACTTTTCCGCAGGTCATGTGGATAAACATGGAATACCCCAACATCGACATGTACGTCTATCCCGTGCCTACCAAGGCGCTGGAGTGGCACTTCATCTCGGTTGAGGAGCTAACCCAGCCTGCCACGATCTACACGCAACTGACGTTTCCGCCAGGCTACCTACGGGCGTTCCGCTACAACTTGGCCTGCGAAATTGCGGCTGAGTTTGGCGTTGAGCCATCGCCGCAGGTGTCACGGATCGCCATGACAGCCAAGCGCAACCTCAAGCGCATCAATAACCCCGACGACATCATGTCGCTGCCGTACAGCATCGTCGGCACTCGCCAGCGGTTCAACATCTTCGCAGGGAACTACTGATTATGGCTGACGTTAAAATCAGTGAACTGCCCGCAGCAATCGCCGCCGCCGGCACGGACAAGTTTGTCATCGTTCAGGGCGGCGTCACCAAGCAACTCTCCAACACGCTGCTGTTCACGGCTGCGACGTACACGGGCGGCACGTTCGCGGGCGGCACGTTCACATCCCCCACGTTGGTCACTCCCGCCCTTGGGACGCCCGCCAGCGGCGTTATGACCAACGTGACGGGCTTGCCCCTCACCACGGGCGTGACGGGCCTCCTGCCCCTCGCTAACGGCGGTACGAACGCATCAACTGCTGGTGCGGCGCGAACCAGCCTTGGCGCAGCCGCGTCAGGTGCCAACTCAGACATCACTTCGTTGACGGGGCTGACGGTGCCTCTCGTTTCACTCGCAACCGTTTTCGCCATCGCGGCGGCACTTTAGGAGATCATCATGGCCGTCACGCCAAACTCAATCGTCACACCTCAAACGCCTATCGCAGCAACAGCGGTGGCAACTACCGCCAACACCACCTATACCGACACCCCGACCAACACGGTTCAACTGCTAGCGGCCCAGACCAACGGCGCGCGGATGCAGAAACTCACCGCACTGGCACGGGCCACGGTTACGGCGACCGAATTGCAGTTATACGTCTCGTCTGACGGCGGCACGACCAAGCGGTTCATCGGCTCGAAGCTAATGACGGCTTACACGGTTGCGGCCACGACCGCCCAGACCGCTATCGACTTCGGTTACACCGACGCGGCACCGCTGATCCTGTCGGCTACCGAAAGCCTCTGGGTCGCCATCAGCGTCACAAACACCGGTATCGTGTTCCGCACCGAAGGCTACGCCTACTAATATGCAAAATGCCCCCGCCATGCTCGCCCAGAAGATGATGAACCGGCAGGCCCCTTATGGGCCTATCGGCATGGTCTCGCAGAATATGAGCGGGAACAAGAAGGGCGCGGGTGGGGGTACGCCTGCGCCTGTCGGTGTTATTGGATTAAAATTTAACACAGCCGCAGCCTCATCCGGCGTTACGTTCTCCAACAGCGACACAACAGCAATTAATTCCACGGGCGGAACAATTACTTCTGCAAAAGCTAACGCCACCACTACTATTGGCGTATCTGTTAATTATTATTGGGAATTTATCATCACAGTTGCGGGATCTGCTCGCTTGGGCGTTGGTCCGTCTGGTTTTGTTTGCAATGCAAGCAATCAAGTGGGAAATAGTGCCAATGAAATTGCCTATTCAACAGTAGGTTTTATTTTTGGTGGCGGCAGCAATTTGGGCGGTGTGCCAACAGCTACTACTGGCGATGTAATTGGTTTTCAATTAGATATAACAGCTAGCTCCTCTACTTTAACAATTTTAAAAAACGGCACAGTAATACTATCAAGCTATAATAGCACACCATATGTCACAGGATATGCCTCCGCTTGGGTTCCCATTTGGTCAACTGGCGCGACTTTATTGTCCGCCACCATCTCCAACAACATCTACTCCTACGCTGGCTACACCCCAATCGGCACGTCTGCAACGACCATTGCAGCCTCAGCCTCAGTCCCCGCAGTGGCCGACGGCAAATATGACGTCTACACGTTCAACGCTTCCGGCACGTTTACGGTGGGGTCTACGGGGGCGGTTCGGGCGTTGGTGATTGCTGGTGGCGGTGGCTCTACAAGTGGAGCAGGCGGCGGCGGTGCGGGCGGATATTTAGAAAACGGCGTTACGGTAACGCCGCAGACTTACGCAATTACGGTCGGAGCAGGTAACACTGGTTCTGGAAGTGCTAGTGTTTTTAGTTTTGTATCTACTGTTGGTGGAGGTGGAACTAATCTGTCTGGCGGTTCTGGCGCAGGCGGAACCCCCACCGGAACTTCTGGATTTTACTCTGGACAAGCGGGAACCGCAGGCCAAGGTTTTTCCGGCGGTCAAGGGTATGCAGATGGAATTACCTACGCTGGTGGCGGTGGAGGCGGCAGCGGCGGTAATGGAGCCAACGTGCCAGTTACAAACCAAGGGGGAAATGGTGGCGTAGGTTTAACTTCATCTATTACTGGATCTGCCATAGCGCGTGGCGGCGGCGGTGCGGGAAGCGGAAATTTATCTAATGGCACCGGAACTTCTGGTGGTGGTTCAGCAACAGTCAATGGCACAGCAAATACCGGGGGCGGTGGTGGAGCGTGTGATGGGGGCGCGGCAAAATCAGGCGGCTCCGGCGTAGTCATAATCCGCGTTCGAGCGAGGGCGTAATCATGGCGCATTTTGCACGGTTAGACGCAGCCAACATAGTGACCGAGGTTATCGTAGTGGATAACGGCATCCTTGGAACGCCTGAGACCGAGCAACTTGGCATCAAGTGGCTTGAGGATTTCGACACCCTGCGCGGCTTCTCGCCTGCCCAGTGGGTTCAGACGAGTTACAACGGCAAATTCCGGGGGCGGTATGCTGGGATTGGGATGACGTATGATACAGTGCTGAACGAGTTCATAGCACCGGACCCCGCCCCATGAAATCTCCCATCCTCGGATCGACCTATGTGGCCCGCAGTGTAAACGCTGCCGACAGCCGCATGGTCAATCTGTTTCCAGAAGTCATCCCTGAAGGTGGCAAGGAGCCTGCGTTCCTGAACAGAGCGCCAGGTCTTCGGCTGCTGACGACCTGCGGGACCGGCCCCGTCCGAGGCATGTGGCAGACTACGACCTACGGCTACGTCGTATCGGGTTCTGAGTTCTACCGTGTCGATGCGGCATGGAACGCTACCAAACTAGGCGACGTGACGGGCACTGGCCCCGTCTCTATGGCCGACAACGGCATCCAGATTTTCATCGCCTGCAATCCAGACGGCTTCATCTACAACATGCTCACGGGGGTCTTTCAGCAGATCTCCGACCCTGACTTCCCCGGCGCTATCACCGTCTCGTATATCGACGGCTATTTCGTGTTCAATGAACCCAACAGCCAACGGTTCTGGATCACAGCGATCTTCGACGGCACGGACATCGACGCGCTCGACTTCGCCAGCGCTGAAGGCTCGCCTGACGGCATCGTGTCAATCATAGTGGACCACCGCGAACTGTGGCTATTCGGCACCAACTCTATCGAGGTCTGGTACGACTCCGGCAACGCGGACTTCCCCTTCACGCGCATCCAAGGCGCGTTCAACGAGATCGGCTGCGCGGCACCCTACTCGGTCGCCAAGTTGGACAATGGCCTGTTCTGGCTAGGGGCCGACGCTCGCGGGCGCGGCATCGTCTACCGTGCCAACGGCTACACAGGCCAACGTATCAGCACCCACGCCGTCGAGTGGCATATCCAGCAGTACGCGCACCTAGGCGACGCCATCGGCTACACTTACCAGCAGGACGGCCACGCCTTCTATGTGCTGGTCTTCCCCGACGCCAAGACGACATGGGTCTATGACGTCTCGACCGGCGCATGGCACGAGCGGGCCAGTTGGATCGACAGCGCCTTCGACCGTCACCGTGGCAACTGTCAGATGGCCTTCGCTGATGAAATCGCCATTGGTGACTTCGCCAACGGCAACGTCTACGCCTTCGATTTAGAGGTCTACGCCGACAACGGCGACGTGCAGCGGTGGCTTCGCAAGTGGCGGGCGCTGCCCACCGGCCAGAACGACCTTAAGCGCACCACCCAGCACGCGCTGCAACTCGACTGCGAGACGGGCGTCGGCCTTAACGGGCCGGGGCCTGAAGACACCTTCTACCTGATGACGCAAGCCGACGACTTCCTGATCACGGAAGCGGGCGACTACCTTGTAACGGATTTCATCCCCGTGATCGGAACAGACCCGCAGGTCATGCTGCGCTGGTCCGACGACGGTGGCCATACATGGTCCAACGAATACTCGCGCTCGATGGGCAAGATCGGTCAGTACGGCTACCGCACGCTCTGGCGCAGGCTTGGCATGACGGTCAAGCTGCGCGACCGCGTGTACGAGATCACCGGCACGGACCCCGTTAAGATCGCCATCATGGGTGCCGAGTTGCAGGTCAGCCCGACCAATGGCTAACATCACCCAAATCCCCGCACCTCGCGTTCCAATCATTGACGAGCGCACGGGCCTTATTTCGCGTGAATGGTTCAGGTTCTTCAACAACCTGTTCACCCTGCTTGGCAGCGGCACGACCGACGACATAACAGAAGTCTTGAAGATCGCCCCCA